GTGATACTTGGACACTAACCCCTGAGGGGACTGCAGAACCAATTGTGCCTGCATCCGCCAGTCTCTCCATGGAAGATTTCCTAGCACAGCAAACTCAAAACCAAGGGGAACAAACGGTTGAGTTACTCCCACCACCACCAGCAGTGGAAGAAGAACGACCATTAACAATGATAGATAGACCACCGCCAACAACAAGTGAGGGACAACCAACGAGCAAGGCGGGGATGATTGCAGAAATCAACCAAGCAATTACACTGGGTAAATTCACACCTATTCTCATCTCTGCCAGCAATACTTATCAAACTGGTAAAAAGATGGGACTTATAAGAGACAATCTCTCTATTGAACAACTACGTCGCAACTACGAGGCGTTAAAAGCATCCTATTAATTAAGGGGCAATGCCCCTTTGACCCCAACTACGTTTCTTTTGACAATGCATTAAAAGGTTGTTATATTATATGAATGCAACCTGTTTCCTTGAACCATCCACTATCATTAATTATGAGAAATCACCAATACCCGCATGTAGAATACGTCTCTTCTTTGCAAATGGTAAGCGAATGGATATCGGTTGTAAAGAACACACTTACTATTATATTGATTGTAATACAAACCGTCGCACTGCTTACTTTAATTCACTCGGTTTGGAGGAATGGACGAAATTATACACCCGAACACCGTGTCGCCTTTTATTTGAATCTATCATATTAAATGGAAAATATACCGACATTGTTAAAAACATCAATATTTATAATGATTGTATTAAGGAATAATGAATTAGTTGGAATTAGTTTATTTGTAAGTTTTTTTATATTTTGATAAGTATATATGAACTACCAACTAGAATCAACCACCCCAAGCGAACCACTCACCAAGTTCTTCTTTTACCGTATTTATTGCAAGGAAAGCGAAATTACCGATTCGTATATTGGTAAGACCCTTCGCTTTGAATCTCGCATTTCCCAGCATAAGATGAAATCCAATGACAGTGATTTAAAACTATATCGCACCATTGCACAAAATGGCGGATTCGCGAACTGGATATGTGAATGCATCCATACAGAGATTTGCACCGAGACGGCATCTACTTTCATTGAATACGCTTTTTATAAATTGTTCAACCCAACACTGAATACCCGTGTCCCCCGTGTTAAACTCAATGTATTCAAATCACCCAAGGTAGAGTATAACCGCATCCATTGCCAAATGCACTACCTTGTAAAAAAGACGTGCGAGTGTGGTTGGGTTGGTTCAAAGATGGGATATGCCCATCACCTGAAATCCAAAAAGCATTCGCTCTGGATTGATGTATTCGGCGATGCCACTGTATTGGAGGACAACAGCATCTTAACGGCACTTGAGAACAAGTGTTGCGAGAATTGCAAGAACCGTCTATAAATTCATTTGTCAGATTCATTTAAATCTAACAAATCTAACAAATGTATATGGGAGTGTTTGAAAAGGATATCTATGCAGACGGAATGACCAACCTATGTATGTCGTGTCATCCTGCACTTGCAATAATGTATTATGAACTATATTTGCTTATTGGATATTTGTAAATCTAACAATCTAACAAATCTAACAAAATAGAATAATGTGAGACATTAAGGAAAACTGCTTAAACATAATATATATACTCAATATAAAGAAATGCCATCTGCTTACAGTTTATTATCAGATAAATATAAGGAACAAGCACGAAATGCAAAGAAGGCATATAGACTACGCAATCTTGAAAAATGCAGAGAACAGAACCGATTACAATGGCGGTTTATGGTAGAAGTCAAACGACTCCGAAATATTGAAATCATTTAATTAAATTGAAATAGAATTTAATTAAAACAATACTTAAAATAATTGTCTCACAGTATAATATAAATGCAACATATTAAGGAAAACCGAACCATCAAATACACAACTACAATTAATTCGTGCAATTTCAAATACATAGATGCAACAGATTATGAGGAAATGTGCCAGTCTATCAGTTGTTATGAGTGCATAGCAGACGATAGACTCATTAAACCATATTTTGATATTGATATTAAAGAACAAGATTATGAGGATAATTGTATTTCTCATATTATTGAAATTGCCAAAGCATCACTTGATTCTAGATTTCCAAATGCCAGATTCTCTATTTTAAATTCTAGCAGTCAGTCCTATTTATCATGTAAAACAAATAAAGTCTCCAAGATAATCTCACTACATATCATCATCCCAAATTATAAAATAATGAAACATCAAATGCTAAACATTGTATCTGCTATTAATAAAGAACAAATGCAACTCCAATTGATTCAGTCTTTCGTCCCTTTAGAATCGGATTTTAAATTATTTGATGAAAGTGTCTATGACCCAAACCGTAAATTACGCTCTGGTTATGCTAACAAAGATAACGGCAAAGGAATCATTGAAAACCGCCCTTTTCACATCGTAGAGGGCAATTTTGAGGATTCAATTATTTCTGCATATATCCCCGATGATGCAATCTTAATTGAATCAAAAATTCAAGAACCTATTAAAACTACCCAAGCATCTATTAAAATGACATTGGAATTGCGAACGGAGAACGAGTTGTTTTTCAAAACTGCGATTGAATCGGGGTTTTTATGTAATCACAAAGAACGAACAGATTGGATTAGAGTTGGGTGTGCATTGCATCATTCAATCACTGGCGAAATCGGACTTGCCCTGTTTGACGAGTATTCAAAGTTATACCCATCTTATTACAACTATGAAGGTGTTGTAAAAACGTGGGATTCATTGAGAGACATAAACAACAGTCAAAAGAAACCAACTACAATTGCAACAATTCATAAAATGTGCAAAGATGAAAACCTTGATGAATACAAACAAGTCATCGCAAAAGTCAAGCAATCAATGAAACAACAAGAACTCGCACAATTAGAATCTACCATTGACCAAGCATTAACATATGCTGAAATGAAGTTAGATTTTGAAAAGACACATTTTAAAGTGATTGATAGTGCCTTGTTTATGACGCTTCAAAATGTGGGCGACATTAATATTCAAAACAAACAGTCTCTCCTAGTATCATATGAGCATTTGCGATTTGAAAAGATTGTTAAAGGAGAGATTGCATCAATGGGGTTTGTATCTGAATGGTTAAAAGACCCAACAATGCGTAAATATGATTCAGCAGATGTATTCCCACCTGACCAAGTATGCCCTGCAAATGTATTTAATTTATGGGTTCCTTTTGCAATGGAAGGGGTCAATGAATGGACACACACACAGTCTGGTCTAGACATATTCCGCAAGCATATTCTTATTATGTGTAATAATGAAAAACATATTGCAGATTACTTTGAATTATGGATAGGACAGATGATTCAGTGTCCTAGTGTAAAATCTATTTGTCCTACGATTATTTCAGAGCAAGGTGCGGGAAAAGGAACTATTATGGAATTATTTATAAAAATGTTTGGAACATCAAAAGTGTTAAATGAAGTATCTAATCCAAGCAGAGATGTTTGGGGTAATTTCAATTCACTTATGAAACAAGCATTTCTCGTAAATGTAGATGAGTTGAGTGGTAAAGATAGTCGTGATGCAGTAGGGCAAATTAAAACACTCATCAAAAGTAAAACAATTGCAATTAATGCCAAAGGACAAGCACCTATTATTGTTAATTCATTTCAGAGATTTTTGAATACTACAAATAATAACGACCCAGTTTCAGTTTCAAAAAATGATAGAAGAAACTGTGTAATTCGTGCAAGTGATGAACTGCTTGGAAATAGTGCGTATTTTAACAAATTATATGAACTACTTGAAGACGTAAATGTCATCAAAACCTGCTACGAGTATTTTAAGACACTTCCAAGTGCGGATAAATTCAATTCGCTTGAAATCCCACACACATCATATCACGAAGAGATGAGCAGTTTAAGTATATCGCCCATTGAAAGTTGGATGCGAGATTATACGGAAGAATTCTATAACCCTTTATCCAATGCAGTTGGTAATACGGTTAAGGTTCAAAGTTCGTCTTGTTTTGAGATGTTTAATGAATGGAAGGATAAAACCCATGTAGTATATGAAGTTAATGCATTAAAGTTTGCAGTGCAAATGAGTCGTCTTAAAATAAATGGGATTGAATCAATTAAAGGAGCGAAGGGAGAGAGACTCAAACAGTTTGATTTACAGAAAATGGCAATCTATTATAAAATCTAATTCAATTTTATTTCAGTTTTTGGAATAAAATTAAATCAATTGAAAGAAATGCAAAAAGGCGGGTGGTGGCGGGTGGCAGTTGGCGGGTTCATTTTTGTATTCATATATATTCTGAAACTATAAAATATTTTTTATTTATTTTATATTTTGCAACTCTTTTGCGATTTGACCCGCCACCACCCGCCACCCGCCACCTTTTGAGTTATGCTCTCATTAATTATGATGTATATATCTATTCTTCTTACCTATTTACTATATAAAATATAATAATAATAGTAAAAGTAGTAAAGTCAGTGCCAAATAGTGGGTGGCGGGTGGGGTGGCGGGTGGTCTAAAAGGTGGCGGGTGCTTTTTAATTTTTATAAAAGGTTCTAACCAGAACGGATGCATTCATAATTTGGAAACAAAGTGATTTCATAATTTGTTAGATTGTTAGATATTAAGGTATAACTTAAAATGTTATACTATATTATATAAATGGGATATGCAGATAAGACCAAACAACGAGAATACATGAAAACATTGATGGCAAAAAGACGGACTGTTATACCCGTTATACCCGTTATACCCGTTATACCCGTTATACCCGTTATACCCGTTATACCCCAGTCACCCCATTTTTACATTCAATGGACGAGACAACTATTTAGAGTGCATCGTGAGTTTTACAAATCCGCGTGGTTTGCAAGGTGGAAATATACGTTGCTAGTAGTTCATAAACAGTTAAGAGAAGCACTTATGTAATCCAATTTATATTTATTAAATATTATAATATTTAACAAATCTAACAATGGAAAATGAATTGGCGTATCTAGAACAGATGCTATCCTATATAAAGATACCCAGAAAAACAAGCACCAACAATCGCAGGGGGTTCCCGAGTGGGCATCGTGCAATTACTTTTGGCGAAACCCGCGGTAGGTTCAATGCAATTACTGGGTTATCCTATTACTCAAAGAAATACCCAGATATCTGGAACGAGGTTAAAAGATTGGGCGACATCATCGTCCCATTCCCTTGGAAGTCCGCCCATCTTAACAATAACGTCGTGTGTCCCCCACATAAGGATACAAACAATCAAACCCAATCGTGCATTATCTCATTCGGCGATTATACGGGATGCGACTTAATGATAGAAGGCGTAAAACATTGCACCCGCTACACGCCGTGCATTTTTAACGGGGTTGAAAAGGAGCATTACAATACAAACGACCTTATAGGGAACAAATACTCATTGGTTTTCTTTTGATTCTTATATTTGGCAATAATCCAATCTTGGATAACGCAGGTATTCGTTTCATTGTTAAGTATATATCAAAATGATATAAAGAAGCAAATGCATTAACCGCCCCCACATACGCATCAATGGTGCGGGCAGTCTTAAGACCCCCGTTTGCCCATCCTGTGTGCTTAAGCACAACCCCGTTGTATCTTCCCACCGCACCATCCAAGCGGAGATATTTGATGCTACGTTCATAGTCCTCAACAAACGAAAAGTCCAAGGGGGGGATACACGATTTTATACAATAAATATGAAAAACGCCAATCGCCAAATACCGCCCAGATTGAAATAGGGGTGCCTTTGATAGTGTCCGCCAATAGACGTTTGTAGTTGGATTTAAACCAAGCAATCCAATTCCAGATATAACCATCCAGTGGAGACAATCTTGTATCCAAACATTAAATCCAATACCCTGCATATGGTGCAAATCTCTTACGTCATCGTCTATTGAAACCACGTATGTCCCCTCGGGGTAATATGCAGTAATAAAATTGCGTTGCGGACCAATACCGATTACGCCAATTACAATAGAATATAAAGTCCCCCATTTCGCATAATACAATTCATATTCATCTGTATTCGCTACAAATATGGTTATCAATCTGTGTGGCACAGATTCCCGAGTAAGGTATTCAAGTGTCTTAATACCATATCGCATATAGGTTGGTATTGCTATAACGTATTCCATATATTTGTTAAATATTAAACTATCTAACAAATCTAACAAATACAACCTTTGGGAAAGGTTGTTCCAAAAATGGTCATTCTTTAAGTTCTATTTTTTACAAGTTTATCATACTCTGCATTCGTCTCGTCCTCCTCCTCATCACCACACGCGAACCCCGCTTGTTGCAAAAAGAACCGCTCCATGGCAGTGCGTTCATTGGCGGGTTTTGTCATGTATTCCATAAAATTGGGTTGAACTACTCGCTCTTGTTTTTGTTTAACAAACTCCGCCATCTGCTCCTCATTGTAAATTA